GACAGACACTTATCACGTCGGTACAACCAATAACAAGCTGGCCCGAACATTGGGTGTGCGGAACCAGATTCAAGCTGTTGTAACCAACGTATCGAATGATAGACACCGGGAAGGCGCTTATTTCCCCGCTCTAAACCTAGCATACCATTGAGAATACGCATAAGCGGACGAACGCCAACATACAAGCCATCACGACAATACCCCTGGTGGTGTAACATCTGAAGAAAATGTACCTCATCAGGACCGTAATGGCTCTTCTCCACACTCATTGTCATACCGAGATCGGAGCTGAGAACACTAGCTAACGACTCAGCGCTATCAACGCCAATAAACTGATAGACGCCATCATCACCCTGTAACAGGCAGTCAACCACCCTACCACCAATGGCATGGGCGGCATAAGCCACTGCCCAAACGTTAGCTAGCGAATCAACAAGGTTCGTTAAAACAGAACCAGAGGGAACTCCACCCAATCGATCACTACCAGGATAATAGCGACCGGGAGTTAAAACCCCACTACCTGAGAAAGAGGCCTCAAGGAACCTCAACCCTGGTAGCGCCCCAGGAATGTACCAGTGTGCCAGAGTAGAAAACACTCTCTCTACCAACTCAGGTGAGATAGACTGATCGAAGGCAGAGAAATCTATTGACAGTAATGGCACACCAACACTCAATAATCGCGTAACTTCCTTATCAACAGCATGTTGTGAACGCCATGCCGCAAACGTTGGCTTACCCACCAACGCCTTAAAGATCGGAATCTGGTACATCTTCTCGATGTTACCAATTACGCGAGAATACTGCATAATCGCACGTGTCTTCGCAAGCTTGTAAGGTCCCGCAGCCTGACCCCGCGTACCAAGCACCGCGGGATATTGGTCAGCCAATGGTAAGGGAAACCCAGCATCAACGAGGCACTGGGACTCAGCAAAGTAATTTGCCAAGAAGGACCTTTGCGAAGCAAACTTGGGGTAACCGAGACCGGTACGACCAATGAAAGAAGTCGCCGCCTCCGTCAAACTTGAAGGCCGCAGCTTCTCACCAGTGTACAAATCACGCACGAAACGGTCCGCGTAAGCAACAGAGTGAACCGAAACCCTGAAGCGATGTGGCGTGAAGAACTGCTGGACTGACTTCTCCAATGAAATACCACCAGGTGGATCAAGGTGGTAAGGCATACGCCTTGAGAAGGTTCCCAGCTTTTGACGCCGCAATAACTCTACGCTACGCAGACGATCGTATACCTGGTTGA